AGGGCTTTTTATACAAAAAACAAACATACGCGACACTTCAACAGCTCCGCCTTGTTGCGTACTGCTAACACTGTTTTAGAAACGTATACGAACCATATAGACAAGTTTAACGCATGGAAAGATTACGCAATAGATGATGAAACGGCCCATTTATTCCTGAAGGAAAAGATGGCTTATTATACGTTGTCTGCTGCTGAACAACGTGCGGCAAAAGTTGCTAACATTAAACCGGAACGTAAATTAAACCTCAAAAAGTTTGCTGTTCTGCTTACTCTTTGGGACCAGTACAAAACTAGTCAAGGCATGAATTTGTGGGCGCTGTACAATGTTCTAACCCACTACGCCACGCATACCCATGAAACTTACACTGTGGACGTAGAAAACAAAAAAGGTGAGATTAAAACTGTGGAACATACTACAGGAAAAAATCTTGACAGTGCTACCACTAGTCCCGTTTTAAATCGTGCTTATGAGTTAGGTAAACAAGTAGAGCGTAGTAATGATGTGGCGCTTATTATTATGCAACAACCATTTTTCACGCCAACATATCAACCAAACAATAGGATTTTTTAACTGTGGAACTAATAGCAACACTTTACAAAGTCGCCGTTATCGTTATAGTAACGCTTGTTATCTTTTTAATCGTAACTTTTATATAGGAAGTAGGACTCATGGCTAAACAAGAGAAACTAGTTAACACCAAGTCAATCACCAAACCCGTTATACTTAATTTAGAGGAACTGAACGACATTAGAACGTATGCTCAGTTATCTGGTGGCTTTACTGATGACCAAATGAACATGATCTGGAGCGGAAAAGGTAAGGAACGTAAATTCATTGTTCTTGCGTTGCGTAGTGCAATCGAACGGCTACAGTCTGGAGCGTCATCGTGAGTGTGCAAACTGATTGGCCTGAATTAGCCTGTCTTGATGCCACCTATAAGGTGGAATTAACTGACACCAATGGCCGTTCTATCTGGGTTGCCTGTTCACACGAGAGTGAGGTCAATAAACTTATTGCCTACACCAGTAGGGATAATAAGTATACTTCTGCAGACGTGTACCACCTTACCAGCAAACACACTTGGCCCAGTGCAGACATACAGGTCGATTGTGTAGAAGGTGCGGTCCTTGAACTCAACGAACTCCCACGGGGTTGCTAGTCTTCCTGCACGTTCACTAGCACTCCACAAACTCAAAACCCCGCTTGCCTGAATTGGCTTTCGGGGTTTCTTTTTGTTTACTCACTAAATATATACTAAGTGATTGTTAAGGCTGCAATCTTACGGGTTACGCCTGTATTGTTGTAGGGTCGAATGATACGCCATCGCGCCATCAAAAGAGTTGGTGAAAAGTAACGGCGAAAAAATGTCGCTACAGTTAAAACTCGCGTGTGTCGCGCCGTGGGGAAAAATACAGGGTTAAACTTATTTATAAGCAGAATATACGCTCTAGCTAATTCTTTGTAAAAGGGGTTACGAGATTTTATTTTATTTTTTATTTTTTTCATATTATCTCTCGCGTATGGTTACATAGGGGGTATGGATTATCTCTTGCGTATTGTTACAATGGCTAGTCCTCTATAGGTTTATTCCTGTGGCAGAGTTACTCTTATTATACAGCTAATTTTCGTGTTTGTCAAGTAAAAAATGCACTATTTTTAATTTTTTTTTTATTTTTTACTTGACAAACCCTAAATATATATGTATAATAGGTACATATAGTTTATAGTTGTATCTACGCCTGATCAAACAACATAATATAAAGCAGGGGAATAGAGATAACCAACTCTTAGACTATATTTTATATAACATTTCCCACATATAAGAGATAGATATGATTCCACAAGGACCATTTTCTGCCTTCTACATGAATAATTACAATAGTGTAGATAAAGGCAAGTGCGATAGCTGTGGTCACGACTGCCATTGTGATGGAACCTGTTCTGAAAAGACAGGAGATGAGAATTGTGAGTGTACATCTTGTAAATGTAACGGATACGCAGGATATGGGGCTACGTAATGCCAGCGAAAGAAGAACTACAGGAGATATCTAAGCAGCTAATGAAGGCTTCTAACCTTCATAAGCAGCAATCTAAGCGTGTAAAAGCCATAAGTAGCAAAAACTATGCAAAAGGTGGTGGAGTACGCAAACCTAAGATGCCCACAGGCAAAGGAATGAAGCGACCAACTAAATTGGGCGCTGGAATGACTGATAAGGGTATTAAGGCGTATCGTGCAGCTAACCCCGGCTCTAAGCTACAGGGTGCAGTTACCGGGGATGTAAAAAAAGGAAGTAAGGCCGCGAAACGTAGAAAGAGTTACTGCGCTCGTTCTGCAGGACAGATGAAGAAGTTTCCCAAAGCGGCAAAAGACCCTAATTCACGCATAAGACAAGCAAGAAAAAGGTGGAAGTGCTAATGGCTAAGAAGCCAACTTCTAATCTTCTTACGATAAGGCAAAGAGAAGCTTTAAAAAGACATGCAAAACATCATACTGCAAAACACATGACTAGTATGAAAAAGGCGATGAGAGGTGGAAAAACTTTTGGTGCTGCTCATAAAGAAGCAATGAAGAAAACAGGAAAATAATAATGAAAAAAGGATTATACCATAACATTCAACAAAAACGCAAGCGTATAGCTGCGGGATCGGGAGAAAAGATGCGTAAAGTGGGAGCAAAAGGCGCACCCAGCGCACAGAATTTTAAAGATGCAGCTAAGACTGCTAAAAAAATGAGGGGTGGAGGAGAAGTACCCCCTGAAAAGAAAGGATTTTCTAAATTGCCTGAAAAAGTACAGAAAAAGATGAGTCCAGCTATGGCTCAAAAATATAACATGGGTGGAATGACAATGAGTGATAAAATGTCTGCACCTATGGGAATGATGAATAAACCAAATAACATGGGAATGATGAATAAAGGCTACGCTCGTGGTGGCGGTATTCGTAAAGTTAAATACTAGGAGATATTATCTTGGATAAAGCTAAACCCGTTGTAAAACCAGAGCCTGTAAAACCTGTTGTTGTACAGCCTAAACCAGTAGAGGTAAAACCTATTGTTGTACAGCCTGAACCTGTAAAGGTTATTGAGAAAAAATGGTGGGAGACTAATGGAGAATACATTGGACTTGCACTGTTTGGCCTATGTGTTGTTGTTTTTTTTGTTTGCAAAATCATAGGCAAGAGAAAAGAGTAAACAATGGCGTTTAAGCAGCGTACTCTGGGAAAAGTGCTTACAACAAGTAACGCTGATCTGTACACAGTCCCTACCAACTACCATAGCGAGATACTCAGTATCTTTATATCAAATGAAAATGGAAGTGCAAGGACAGTCTCTATGGATTGGTACGACCTAGCAAGTACCACTTATTTTACGATGCTTGAGGCCGTATCCGTAGCTGCAAATAGCTACACACACATTGTAGATAGCCCCTTATTTTTAGTGAGTGGGGATAAGATAAGAGGTTTAGCGAGTGCAGGAACCTCTGTAACAGTAACTCTGCACGTAAAAGAAGAGTTTGTACCGCAACAGGTATAAGTTTAACTTAGAAAAGAGGACGTATTTTATGGAAGCTTTAACTTGGATCAAAGATCGAATGACTGAACCCTCATCTTATGCGGCTGCAGGAGCAGCAGTAGTAGGTATAGGTGTTCTTGTAAATTCTTCAGTCGTAGTGCTTATCGGTGTAGTAGGAGGAGCGTTAGGCTTCTTTCTCAAAGAAAAAGGCATTATATGATCTGGCTTATCGGATTAGGAATGTATTGGTAACATGGTAGACAACCTGCTTGCAAAGCCCAAAAAGAAGAAAAGAGAGCTTAACGAAAGACAAAAGACTTTTATTGACTCTTTAGTTACCAATGGTGGTAACATATCTTCTGCTTTGCAACAGGCAGGGTACGCAGAGAGTTCGCGTACTCATCTAATGAACAGTCTATCAGAAGAAATAATTGACAGGGCGCAGTCAGTGCTTGCTGTTAATTCTGTACGTGCAGCTACCAATCTTGTAAACGCAATGGATGATGACGGCTCTATTCCTCGCTCCGATGTACGACTTAAAGCTGCAGAATCTGTACTTAATCGTGTAGGTGTAGGACGTAGAGATACAGTAGAACATAATGTAACTGCACTACACGGTGTTGTTCTACTTCCTTCAAAGGCATCACAAAAGGAACCTATAATTATTGATCAAGAATAAAACATGCCCTGCCAAAATAAGTGCCACTTAGATAAGAAGACTAATACCTGTACCGGATGTAGTAGAACTCTAGAACAAATTAAGAAAGCTTACGAGAACCTTCAAAAGAAATGACAGACCCTATAGAAGAACCAGTAAAAAGAAAAAGAGGCCGTCCTAAACTTGAGGAAGGCGAGAAGGGTAGTTACAATGTTTCGAGAAGGGTTAAGGCCCGAAGGGACTCTCAAAGAAAATTAAGTGCAGCTAAAAGACGAGCAAATAAACAATCTAAAAAATTAAACGCTATGAAACGATCCGTAAAAAGATCGGAAGAAAGTTTAAAAACTGTAGAAGATGCCATCTACAATAAAGATGGCTCAAAAGTTCTAGAAGAAAGTGTACTGGAACAAGTACCAGCCTCTGTAAAAGAACTAGTAGAAGATGAAGCAGAAGTTATTTTTAAGCCCAATAGTGGCCCCCAGACAGATTTTCTGGCATCTCCCGAAAGAGATGTATTTTACGGCGGGGCTGCTGGTGGCGGTAAGTCTTTTGCCCTTCTTGCTGATCTTCTCCGCTACTGTGGCAATTCTAACCACCGTGCGCTACTTATTCGTAGGACTCTTGACGAGCTTACAGAGCTTATCAATAAGAGTAGAGACTTATACCCAAAGGCTTTTCCCGGTGCCATATTTAAAGAAGCAAAATCCATGTGGCAGTTCCCATCAGGAGCAACAGCGTGGTTTTCGTACTTAGATAAAGATAAGGACGTAACAAGATACCAAGGACAGTCCTTTACGTGGATTGGAATAGACGAAATAACACATTATCCTACGCCTTACGTGTGGGAGTACCTAAGATCAAGACTTAGAACTACTGATCCTAATATACAAGCGTATATGCGCTGTACAGGAAACCCCGGAGGAGTAGGGGGATGGTGGGTTAAGAAGATGTACATAGACCCTGCCCCCGAAAGCACTCCGTTTTCAGCTACAGATATAGAATCAGGAAATCCTTTACTTTGGCCTAGTACGGCAACCAACGGAAAAGCTGGTGAGCCTTTGTTTCTTCGTAAGTTTATTCCAGCACGGCTCACTGATAACCCCTACCTCGCTCAAAGTGGTGAATATGAGGCCATGTTGAGGTCGCTCCCAGAGGTGGAAAGAAGAAGACTTCTAGATGGGGATTGGGATGTTGCAGAGGGAGCGGCATTTCCCGAATTTTCGCGTAATCTACACGTTGTTGATGCTTCTCAAGTAACTATACCGACAAACTGGCTACGACTACGTGCCGCTGATTACGGATACTCAGCCCCCTCTTGTGTTCTATGGGGTGCAATAGATTGGGATGACGTTCTCTGGATATATAGGGAATACTACGCAAAAGGACAGACTGCACAGAACCTTGCAAATACTATAGTAGCCCTAGAAGGAGAAGATCCTACTATGTATTATACTGTGCTTGACGCTTCTTGTTGGAATAGAGTAGGTACAGGAGCTTCTATAGCCGAAACAATGATTAGAAGTGGTGTTAGGTGGGTTCCTTCGGATAGAAATAGACTAGCAGGAAAGATGGAGCTACATAGGCGACTACAAGTAGATGAAGTAACTGAAGAACCAAGAATTAAAATACTTTCTACTTGCACTAACCTCATAAGAACACTATCTAGTATACCACTATCTAAGACTAATCCTGAAGATGTAGATACAAAGTCTGATGACCATGCTTATGACGCACTGAGGTATATGTGCATGACAAGAGCAAGAGGACACTTAACAATAAATAGCATGATGAATAAGATGAAAGAAAATCAACCTAAAGCTTTTGATAGTGTGTTTGGATATTAGTTATGGTTGATTGGGAACGTAATAGAGAAAGACAACGCTCTAGAGAAATAGAGGCAGAGTATAATAAATTAAAAGCAGAAAAAAACATAACGAGAAATAGACAGATAATAGATGAGACAGTTAAAAAGTTAAATTTAAAAGATATTTCTACAGGTGAAATTGAGCAGGATCAGTCTTTTTTGCAATATGGAAATCGTTCAGACAGACAGGCAAGTAGACTTGAAAATTTATGGGGCCG